CAGCTTGTTTCTTCTAAAGACGGTCCCTTCTATAGTGGGACTACTAAAGGTAATAGAGTCTCCCTTGGTGGCAAGACTTGTGGCTGGAACGCTAAAGATAACCCTATAAAGCCAAAAATAGCGGTACTTGCCATTGGACTTCTTGGCACGAAACCCGATGGCTACAGGAGAGCCTCCATCCTCACTTCTAGAAACCACAACGTTATTGCTATCAATTTTGCACCCAGTTAAGTCCTGAGCCACTAAAGAACCAATATCATCTATCCCCAAACTGAGCGCACCATTCTTAAACTCTTTCACGACTTCTGATGCACCGTCGTCTGCATATAAAATTGCCTCAATCAGCTCTACACTCAGTTCTGCTGTCATGGCTTTCGCCAGCACTTTAGGTGTGCCATAAGTCTCAATGCCATGCTCATCTTCTGTGATTTTTGCATAAAATAAGCTATCCAATCCAATTGTTGCCATGTCCTTATCCTCCTTCATTTTCGCTGAATCCTTCCAGCTACATGTTTATTTCATATTCTTTTGCCACATCGATGGCGAAGTGGTGAAAACCGGTATCTTCTTCATAACCAAGATACCTACGATCCGTTATGGTAAATGCCTCACATAAAAGGCAATGAACAATCGTGTTTTTTCTCTCCAGGTAGTTTCCTTTAGAAAATAGAGAAAGGCGAACTTCCTGCAACTCTGCACAAGGCAGATCATCAGCAAAATGGTCGAAGAGATCACTTGTAGGGGTAAGCACTATATATTCATCCGGTGCCTTTTCACTAAAAACTCCCGTTTCAATGGGAATCCCCAATGGCTTAAGCGCCTCACTTATCTCTTTCAAAATGCTGCCCGTCATTTCATTCGCCTCCTTCTTTTTATAATTTACTAATCTCCTCATCCAGCTTCCTTTTCATCGCATCGATACACGCATTTCGACTGGACGATTTGGCTGGTTTTAAAAACGGTTTAGGGGGTTGCCCCGATTTCCCATATTCTAAGATATTGGCGATCTTGGCATTGGACTCCCCATCACTTCTTGGTTCATCAAACCCCACTTTGACATTGTAGTTGCCCTGACGATCCACCCCGGCTGGCGATACACCTAATGCACGGACCAGTTCCCCGGTCGACCTTGAAGGGAGCTTAGTGTTTGAGCCAAGGGAAGCCTGCAAGTTTGATTTCACTTTGGCTTTCACCACTTCACCACCGGCTTCCAATACCTTCGGAATGATGGTATCGGTCTTATCTGCCAATGAAGATACCTTTAAAAGAAAATCTTCCGGCATTTTGTAACTTGAACTCGCCATATTCTCACCCCCCTACCCCTTAGTCGCCTGTATCTTCTCGGCAGCGATTTCAAGATACATATGGCGCACGAGTGCTACACTTAGAATCTTAAAATCTGTTCCCTCGCATCGAATCAACATACCCGGTTCAACCTGAAGAGAGGGGATGACGCGCAGTTGGAAAATAGCACTGGCATTACTGTATGCCGCCATATTGGCCCACTTCCTCGACCCGTGTCTTTCTTCTTTATAGGCACGAACAGTAGTTAAAATGTGTTCCCCTTTAGATGTAAACCCCTCACTGTCTTTAAGGGGCTCCGTTTCAATGATCGCAATTAGAGTGTTCATCTTTCCAAAGCTTATCAGTCTCACCCTCTTTCAAATCCCTATCATTGTATTCCTGCCTTCGGTCTTTCTTTCTTCCCTTTCGATAGCAGCGCTTCTGCCGCTTTCGTCTCTTCTTAACCCAGAGCCTTTTCATCAGACCCGCCACTCTTTTCCCATTCGAAGAAGGAGATGTACAGTTTTCCAAACCTGGTCTGAAGCCCTGACATCATTATTGAAAAACCCACCGGTGGATCCATCTCGACTCTCATAGAAATGGGTGGCAAGCATGATGATGCCTTGTTCTGTACTTGGAGACATGAGGTTTTCCACATAAAAATCAGTTCCCACTTGCTGATACCCTTCCGCATAATTTGTTGCGGCGGCCAGATAAGTTTCAAGTAGTGCATCATCTTCTGAATGGTTGAGGATAAGATTTGCTTTCACCTTATCTAGTAGCGCCATGATTTATCACTCGCTTTCCATTAAGCCTGCAGTTTTCAATTTGAGAAGCAGGGCATTGAAGTCCGTCACAAGCTCTGCAATCTCTGTGGCTGCGCTATCAGCTTGAAACACTGCTGGCTTAAACTCCGTTCCATCAAATGTGACTTTTCCTTCTGCGGTTACGGCAAGCTCCCCACTGATAATTGTCTTATCGCCACCCTGCTCAGTATAGTTTTTCGTACTATATCCCATGATTTTCCCTCCTTAAAAATTTAGGAAGGCAGTCATTGGACCACCTTCCCTATGATAGTAATTAAGCCTTCTGCTGAAGTACCTTGATCGCTTCTGGAAGGATCAGCTTAGCATCCAGTCTCTGGGATGCCAGGAATCCGACCTGACCATTGGCTGCATAGAGTTCGTTCAAGCGCTTGAAGGTTCTTCCCTGACGGTCAGCAATCCAGTAGTACTTGAAGTCCCCGAAGAGAATGGTCTTTGCACCGGCCTCAGCCGTTGGCATAAACTGCGTAGAAATCACAGGACGATTGAGAATCGTATCCGGAGTTCCCGCCTGAACAGACGGCTGCCACAAGTACTGACCCTGTCCGTCTTTCAGTTTACGAATCGCTTTTACCGTTGCGTCATTTACAAGGAAGGTAGCATTCTTTCTATAGGCGGACTTCAGGCTGTGATAAAGGTCCAGAACTTCATCCATGGTGATGGCCGTTGCACTTGCGGCTGTTACACCAAGACTTGCCCCTCCAGTGGCGTTTAAAAGCCCTGTAGGCTTGCTGATGCCATTACCGGTAATAAACCCTTCTTCTTCAGCAGCACCGATACGTCTGGCAAACTCTGCGGCGATGTAGGCCTTAAGGTCAAAGTAGCTGTCATTAAGAAGCTCGTCTGAAACCTTCAGCATGGTGCCTAGCTTGTAGGCAGACAAAGTCACCTGGGTGAAGGCATCATCACTTTCATTGAATGCCCCTTCTTCATCCATCCAAGCTGCGGATCCGTGGCTTGCCACCACAGGAATCTTTCTGTCACCATGGCTGGTGTTGATGACATTACACAGATTTCTGAGGACGTTGGCTTCCTGAAGTGCCTGAACAAGCTGGTTCTCATATTCATCTGGGACTAGGAAACCACCTTCGGAATCTTCACCAATCTGCAAAGCGTTTTGAACAGAAGGATGCACCTTGTTTCTCATGGCACCCCAGAATGCGCTTTTATAAGCATCGGATGCTCTACCTGTTTTTTCTTCATTCATCTTCTCAGGTCTTGAAGCTAAAGGTCTTGTGCTGGCAGCTGAAAGCTCTCGATCCATGGCTTCCTGACGCTCAAGGCGCTCGATCTCCTTACCAAGGCTCACAACCTCATCTTCCATCTTTTCATAGAAGGCATTGTCTTCCGGCTTGATCAGACCGTTCTCCTGGCGATGCTCGTCCAGGAAGAGTTTCGTCTGTTCCCATACCTTGGCACGTTTCTCTCTTAGTTCTTGAATTTTACTCATATTCATTACCTCCAATTTTTAATAAGTTCCAGCCGTCTTTCCAGCTGGGCAATAGGAATCTGGTTCTCTGCAATAACGACCTTTTGTTTTTCTTTTGAAATGTGTGATTCAGGCTCTTTCACTTCCTCTTCTTCACTGGCTTTCAGGTATTTCATCCTTGCTTGAATGCCGGGGAGTTTGTTCCTTAGCGCATTTGTCACCGTCATCTGGTCAAAGATAAAGCCACCGGAACCTTCATCAACCGACTCTGATTCATAGAGAATCTTGTCGGCAAACTTCAGCTCGATGGCCTTATGGGCACTCATCCAGGTTTCAGCATCCATCATGTGTGAGATTTTCGCTCTTGAAAGCCCTGACTTAGTCTGATAGGCATTGATGATGCTTTCTTTTACTTCGCTGAGCAGGTTAATCCCCACCTGCAGATCCGCCACCTCGCCAGCAATCAGCATGGCTGGGTTATGAATCATGATGACTGACAGCGGAGAAACACACACTTCATCTCCTGCCATGGCAATGACTGAAGCAGCACTGGCTGCAAGACCATCCACATGAACACTGATTTTCCCAGGGTATTCTTTGAGCATGTTGTAGATC